CGGGTCACTCCATTTCAAGTACGCTGCGATTACAATGTTCTTCTGTAACCATTTGCTTATCGTGCCGTCGAATCTGCTAAAATCAGACTCGATTGAACCATCTTTCACGATTTCTTGCAACCTTGAAACTGCATCCGTTGGTGTTTTCCCTGGTCCGTACCATTTTTGGTTTAGCAGAACTAGATACTTGAAGGCGTAAACGAATCTACTAAGTTCTAAAGTAAATTCAGGCGAGCATGTAGTTATGATCCTAGGATCAGCTACCTTAGATGCTTCCGCTTTATTAAATGTCTTCAATCTGTTCTTCGCTCCGATACCAAGGAGATGCTTAACTTTTTCTGTGCGTGATCTTTGTAATGGCTTGTTTTGTAATGCAATTACTTCTTCCTGTTCTATAGGTAATCCACGATGTTTCACTTTAACTAATCTATCCAAAAATTCTACTGCTAATTTCTGTAATCTCTTACCTGGTCTTACGTCATTCTTTACTGTTGTAATACGACCTTTAATAGCAGCATCTTCCGAATTTTTACAGTTAGTTGGAAAAAGTGATGGATTACTAACCAATGGGTTGGTTAATATTTGAGGGCGATCTTTAACTTCCTCTAACTTATATTTTCCCAAAGGTGTATATGAAATATTACATTTACTCGTCTCTATTACATTAAACTTTGGTTTTACGTTTAATGTTTTCATGAACATTTCATAAAGTAAACAGGCATCAATGTGTATATTTTGTCGATCATCTTTATCATGATATAGATAGGTTTCTATATCTCCAGCTTTGAAACCTTTTTCTAGTGCTGAAAGTCTAATCCTTAAGGCTTCATAAGTTCTTCCACTTAAAGTAACTTCATTATCTCCTCCATCAATAGATACTCTTAATACGTCAGTAAACGCATTATATATCATATTAATACCATCATGAAGATACTGTTTATAATTAAGATAAGTAGGTTCTAGATATTCCATAATCATCTTCGGTCCTTTAGCATAAGGCATTAATGTGATTATTCTTCTTCCTCCTCCTACTTCACCTTCAATTATACGCTGTTCGACATTAAAATATAACAAGTCATTTGCATCATCAACAACAGCTAGAGTTTCGACATCATAATCCCATATACGATGGACATATTGCGCACCACCTGAAACTGTGTAATGTATTTTATTATCCTTGATTTTATAGGAATATTCATCACATCTATATGAGACGTGATCAGGTGTTAAAGTATACATTATAATAGGGCGCCCGTATTTGAGATATTCACGCATATCACAATGATAGTCCACATCAATAAAGATTAGGACATCATTTTCCTGGATAACATCATCTTGAAAATCAGCTTTCAAATCCTTAGGCCAGTAAAAATACCTACAGCCTCTTTCTCCACGCATCTGATCAGAACTAGCCATTGATATAAAATAAGGTTCATATCCTGCCTCACGTACATACTCAGCTATTTTAACAGCAGCTGATGTACGTTCCGAGGCGCTTTTACCATGAGTATGATAATAACTAGATCTGAAGATGGGTAATTCATTTATACGGAAACTTGGTCTTAAATCCGGTAGTTTCTTC